TGGTAAGATGAACGGCTTTGCCGATATTATCGCTACAAAGCGTACAAAGGACAGCGAGGGTTTCTCTGTGACCGCAGACGAAATCCTCGCTTCTGTCCGTGTTTACCGGGAAGGTCGCCATGGAAGTCAGCGTTGGGCCAATACCGCTGCATTCTCCGAGGCGACCGACCTATTCCGATTCCGGTGTATCCCTGGCTTGGAAATCACAACGGACCATATCATCGTCAGCGATGGAAATCGCTTTGAAATTACCTCCGTTGAAGATGTGAAGGGCCGGGGTATGTACATCGAAGTGCTAGCAAAGAAGGTGGTGGCGACCATTGGCAAAGGTTGATATCAAAATGCCAGACGAGTTTCTGGAGCGGATTTCCCGGTTGGGAAAGGACTTTGATGCTGTTGCCGAGTCTGTTTTGGAAGCGGGCGGCGAAGTAGTCCTTGCAAAAGCACAGGGAAATCTGTCCGGCGTTGTGGGACGGGGTACGAAATATGACTCCAGATCTACTGGTGAGTTGGCAGGAGCCATGGGTCTCTCTCCGGCAAAACTAGACCGCAGCGGAAACCACAATGTCAAAATTGGTTTTGCCGAGCCTCGTTCCGACGGCGGTAGCAATGCCAAGCTGGCTAGCATCCTGGAATACGGTAAGCATGGTCAGCCAGCAAAGCCGTTTATAAAACCTGCAAAAACCGCCACAAAAGCAGCTGCGATTTCTGCCATGCAACAGAAATTTGAAGAGGAGGTCGAAAAGCGATGAGCCTTTTGGCTGATATTCAGACTGTGGTCGCCCCATTGGGTATCCCCATTGAAACCGGGGTGTTCAAAGATGAGGCACCGGGAAAATACATCGTTGTGACTCCCATCAGCGACAATTTCGACCTTCATGCGGACAATGCCCCCGGCGTTGATGTGCAGGAGGTCCGGCTGTCGCTTTACTGCCAGGGCAACTACACGAAGGACAAAAATGCCCTTGTGAAGCGGCTCCTGGCTGCGGATTTCACCATAACCGACCGCAGATTTATCGGTTATGAAACAGAAACTGGCTACTACCACTACGCTGTGGATGTGGCCCACTATTATGAAATGGAGGATTAATCATGGCTACTATCGGTCTTGATAAACTGTATTACGCAAAAATCACCGAAGATGACCAGGGTAACGAAACCTATGCTACGCCTACCCAGCTGGCAAAGGCAATGACCGCTGACCTCTCCGTGGAACTTGCGGAGGCGACACTGTACGCAGATGACGGTGCTGCCGAAATCGTGAAGGAATTTAAGTCCGGCACCCTGTCCCTGGGTGTGGATGACCTGGGCGGCAGCGTGGCTTCCGACCTTACCGGTTCCACCATCGACAATAACGGTGTCGTTATTTCCGCTGCGGAAGATGGCGGCACTCCTGTGGCTGTCGGTTTCCGGGCAAAGAAGTCCAATGGCAAGTACCGCTATTTCTGGCTGTACAGAGTCAAGTTTGGCATCCCCGCCACCGCCCTAGCAACCAAGGGCGACAGCATCACCTTCTCCACGCCCACCATCGAAGGTACCATCCTTCGCCGGAACAAGCCGGATACCAAGGGTACGCACCCCTGGAAAGCCGAGGTCACCGAAGGCGATGCTACCGTCAAAGCAGAAACCATTACCAACTGGTACAAGGATGTGTATGAGCCTTCCTTTACCACCCCTAGCGCAGAATAAGGAGGGCTAACCAATGATTGAAAATCGTGCATCCGTTATTCAGATTGGCGGCGAGGAATATACCCTTCTGCTGACCACGAAAGCCACCAAGGAGGTAGCCGGCCGTTACGGCGGTCTGGAAAACCTGGGCGATAGCCTTATGAAATCCGAGAATTTCGAGATGGCTATCGGTGAGATTGTATGGCTCATCACCCTTTTGGCAAACCAGTCCATCCTTGTCCACAATCTCAAGCACAAGGATGACAAGCGTGAGCTGCTGACCGAGGAGATGGTGGAGCTTCTGACCGTCCCCGCAGATCTGGCAACTTACAAATCTGCCATCATGGATGCCCTGCTCAAGGGTACCAAGCGCAATATTGAGAGCGAGGCAGACACAAAAAACGCAGCAGCAGCCGAGTAACAGACGCAGAACTGTTTACCCGGCTGCTTTATTATGGCTTGGCCCACTTGCATCTGACCCAGGATGAGGTGTGGCTCATGCCATTTGGCCTACTCCTGGACCTTTGGGAGTGTCACAAGCAGTATTCTGGCATTTCCAAACCCAAGCGGGATCGATTCATTGATGACATCATCCCGGAGGGAATCTGATGAAAGGCGGTGGTTAAATGGCAGATTCTTTTGGCTTAAAAATTGGTCTTGAGGGTGAGAAGGAATTTAAAAAGGCACTGGGTGAAATAAACCAGTCCTTCAAAGTCCTCGGTTCAGAAATGAAGCTGGTGGAGTCGCAATTCACCAAAAATGACACTTCTGCCGACGCCCTCGCCGCAAGGCACAAAGTGCTGTCAGAACAGGTTGAGGCGCAGAAGAAAAAGGTGGAGATGCTGAAACAGGCACTCGCCAATGCTGCCGAGACCTTTGGCGAAAACGACCGCCGGACCCAAGCATGGCAGATTCAGCTGAATAATGCTCAAGCCGCCCTGAACGGCATGGAGCGTGAACTGGCCGATAATGAAGCCGCCATGGATTCCATGGGCAAGGAAATGGATGAGACCGGAGATTCTGCCGATGAGATGGCAGATGACCTGGACGATGCAGGTGATGCCGCTGAAGACTCCGAAGGAAAGTTCTCCAAGTTGGGATCTGTTCTGAAGGGTGTCGGCGTAGCAATGGGCGCGGTGGTTACCGCCGCCGCTGCCGCAGCCGTTTCCTTGGGCAAAGCAGTGGTTGAGGCATACGGAGAGTATGAGCAGTTGGTCGGTGGTATCGACACGCTGTTCAAAGACTCCTCTGCGGCTATGCAGGAATACGCCAACAACGCATATAAGACGGCCGGTATGTCCGCCAATGACTATATGTCCACGGTCACATCCTTCTCCGCTTCGCTGATTTCCTCTTTGGGCGGCGATACGGAAGCGGCTGTCAAATATGCCGATATGGCTATCACCGACATGGCGGATAACGCCAATAAGATGGGCACCGATATTGGTCTCATCCAAAACGCATACCAGGGTTTTGCCAAACAGAACTACACCATGTTGGACAACCTCAAATTAGGTTACGGCGGTACCAAGACCGAAATGGAGCGTCTGCTTGCAGATGCCCAGGCAATATCCGGCATTGAGTACGACATCAGTTCCTATGCCGATGTGGTCGCGGCTATCCATGTCATCCAAGAGAGTATGGGCGTTGCCGGAGCCACGGCGGCAGAAGCCGAGCATACCATCGAAGGTTCTATGAACGCCATGAAGGCGGCAGTAAGCAATCTGGTGGTTGGTTTCGGTAATGCCGACGCTGATATCGAGCAGCTGTGTAACAATGTGGTCGATGCCTTCCAGGATGTGCTGACCAATATCACTCCGGTCATTGAGAATATTATATCGGCACTCCCAACGGCCCTGAACGCTCTGCTAGAGATGGTGGTGGAACTACTACCGTCGTTGCTTGAGACTGTTGTGGATCTGTTCTCCCAGGTGCTGAACACGCTGCTGACCCTACTGCCGCAGCTTATCCCTGTGGTCATTGAGGCAGTTTTGACCATCGTAAATACGCTGATTGAGAACCTGCCGCTGTTGGTAGAAGCCGCCATTCAGATTGTGATGTCCCTGGTACAGGGTATCGCATCGGCTCTGCCGACCCTTATCCCGGCAGCAATCCAGGCGGTTATCACCATCGTGCAGAGCCTTATCAACAGCCTGCCCATGATTCTGGATGCCGCTCTCCAGCTGATCACCGGACTGGCAGATGGTCTTCTTGCCGCTATCCCAGTGCTGATTGCTGCATTACCAGAAATCATCCTCAGTATTATCAACTTTATCCTGGATGCCATTCCGCAGATTATTGAAACAGGTATTCAGCTGCTGACCTCTTTGGTGGCGGCTCTGCCTACTATCATCACAGCCATTGTGGAGGCAATCCCTCAAATCATCGACGGTATCATTACTGCTGTGCTGGGTGCCATTCCTCAAATCATCCAGGCAGGCATTGACCTGCTGATTTCTTTGGTACAGGCGCTTCCGCAGATTATCACCACCATCGTGGCGGCAATCCCGGATATTATTTCTGGAATCGTCAATGCGGTCATCAAGAACATCCCTCTGATTATCCAGGCGGGTATCGATTTGCTGACCTCGCTGATTAAAAATCTGCCGACCATTATTGCGGAAATCGTGAAGGCTGTGCCGCAGATTATCACCGGACTAGTAAATGCCTTGAGTAAGGGCGTTTCCCAGTTGGCTGATGTCGGCGTAAACCTGGTTAAGGGCTTATGGTCCGGCATTCAGTCCCTAGCCGGATGGTTGTGGGATAAGGTCTCCGGCTGGATCAGTTCCATTTGGGACGGCATTTGTGACTTCTTCGGTATCGCATCTCCCTCCAAGGAGATGGGCTGGATTGGTGAAATGCTGGTCGATGGTCTTGCCGGGTCCATCAGCGCAAACGGCAAGGATGCCGTAAAGGCTGCGGAGGGCATGAGTAGTAACATCACTGATGTTATGCATGACCTGGCCGAGGATATGGAGACTGCGCTGCCCACCGACTTTAATGTCCACGGTAGCGTAGATGGTGCTGTTTCCTCCGCCACCGGAAAGAACGCACAGAGCGGCTTCTCCCTGGTACTGAACATTGCGACCTTCAACAATTACACCAACGAGGATATTCAGCAGCTGACCAATGAAATCATGGTCACTGCCGGACAGTTTGCGAAACGGAAAGGGGTGGTTTTTGCATGAATTATTTTGAATATAAGGGCATCCGCTCTACGGATATGGGCCTGCGTATCGAAAGCAAGGAGGTCTTTTCCGCTCCCAAGTATGAGGTGGATTTCATTGAGATTCCCGGCAGGGACGGCGAGTTAATCTCCGGCAGCGGTCGGTTTCCCAACGTGCAGGTGACCTACTCTGTGTTCCTTCCTGCAAAATCCATCGCCGAACTGTCCCGAAAAATTACCGCTGTAAAGGCGTGGCTCTATTCTGACCTCCATTCCTACCACACGCTGTCGGACAGCTATGACCGGGAATTCTTC